CTGTTAAGGCTACACGCCGATCTACCGACGCAGACAGCAATCCTCGACCGAGAGGGAACACGCCTTCCATGCAGTTAATCGCCAAGTCGCCGCCAAACTTGATGCCGCAACGCCTGCCGATAGGTCTGCCAAGCACGGACACGCCCACAATCTGCCAATCAGCCGCAGTTGATGGATCGGTGCCGCGATATACCGCAACTTCGCCATTTGTGGACAGAATGACAAAATGGTCATCTGCCCCGTTGCCTGCGTCAATCGTCCATGTATAGCAAGCCATGATCGACCCACCAAGCCGGAAGATAGAGCCTAGATCAAGCTCTGCCGCATTCCCGCCCACGCTGTTAACCGGCAAATACCACACAGACATCGAATCGCGCTCTACAAAAAACAGGCGATTCTTGAACAAGCAGACATGAACTAGAAGCGTGGTCGTTATATGATTTATGTGCGGCGTCGATAAATCATCGACGGCTACCCACGTAGCGCCGTTCCACAGTCTAGGCTTGTCGGCGCCGTTCACAAGGTAGATAAACGATCCACCTGGCGTAGTGATCTGCGCATGCTGCCACCGAGCGTTAGTCAGCCCTGTCTGTACCGCAGCACCCACAGCGCCCGGAGATGTGACGTTGTAGATCGCCGTTCCAGCCGCTGCAAACAGCGTAGACGCCCCCGAGGTAGGCAGGTACTCTACGAGAGTCTCCACGGTGCCTGTAATGCCCGTTACGTGATCCTGCGAGCCTTTACGAACACCGAGATACGACGGATACGGCCACCAGTTCTCCAGCACCACAGCGTCTGTCATCGGCATGTCGGCAATTGAGTCGCGGTCGTTCAAGCCGCCAACAGGTGCCGGTAGCGATGTGGTCTTGGTTCTCATCCCGGAAAATCTCCATCGGGCAGGTTGTTTGTCGTCAGCAGGAAAGTCTCGCGCCGCCTAGACAAGTACAGCGCAGGCTTTGTACCGTCCCGCCCTTTCGCCTGATCGATGGCGATGCGGTATTTCTGTTCGTCCTTCTGATACTCCAGTCCTTTGAGTTGCTTCCATCGCCACACAATGCCCAGCGACATCAGGCGAGAATCCAGAATGCTTACATCACTGTCAGCGTTCCACTCTCGATAGCTGGTCGTTCCCGTGGCGTTTTGGCAGAAGTCCTTGCTTATCCACTCGAAATGACAGTCATCGCCAGCGTCTGGAGGCGGGTATAGCAGCAGTTCATTGCCCCGAATTCGGTACTCAGAGAACGGCCCCGCCGCTGCGCGTGCCTTCATCAATTGCCATTGCTGCGGATTTAGCGGGCCGAATAGCGGGCGGTTGGTCGTGCGGTTCCAAATGGTGTCATTGATGATCCACCCGAGATTTCCGTCAACGATGTCGTTCAGGTTGCCCTGCGACTCTGTAGCCACCGCAAAGAATTGAACCTCAAAGTTCAGAATCTGCCACTCGTAGGAGTCGGCGAGTTCCTGCCCCTCTTCGTTGGCAATTTCCTGCAACTGCGTAATGTTGCGGTCGTTCGAGCCGATCACCGACGCAGGCTGATTCAATCCTAGCTTGCGGCAGACGCCTTGGATGATGTCCAAGAGCGACTTATTGATGCTTGGATTGGTGGAGATGATGACGGGCATGGATTACCCCTTGCGCGTAGCTTCCACGCGGCGGACCTGTGCCGCCTCCAGTTTGTCGGGAGTCCACACCACAGCCGCCACCGCAGCGACTTCGGCAGGCGTGCCATAAGTGCTATCCCCCGGATCCAAAACCTGCCGGTGATTCGTGCGTGCCAGTTCGGCCCCGTCCTCTTCAATGATGGTGACGGTCAGAACATTGATTCGTCCCTGCGGGTCGATGGTTTGCGTGATTTCGTTGCGCTTAGTGATCATGGCAATCCTTAAATTCTGTAGTGCCCCGACAAAAGAATCGACCCTGCGGCATCCATTGGGATGTTTACCGATAAGCCGCCGCCCGTTGGAATCGATGAAAGCAAAATATTGGTTGAGCCAATATTTGCAGTTGCCTGCATGACATGCCCAGCCGTCATAGAAATGTTTTGGTTCCACACCGCGCAAGCCGGAAACAAGCCAACATTTACCGGAAATGGCAACCCAGAAACAGACATTCCCCCAGTGCCCGTGTGAGCAATCCATGTCAACTGGATTTCATAAAAAACCCTGTTGCCAATCTTTGTGTAAAACCCAGCCGGAGGGGGGTCGTATGTGCCCACGCCAGGCAATGTCCCGCCAACCACTGAGGGAGTAAACACCCCCTCTTCGTAATCGTCCAGTACGTTGACATCCGCGCTCGGCACATGAACGGAAGGAAACTTGATGCCGTCTGCTGTAATGACTCCGGCAAACACCGGATCAGGAACCAAGTCCTGCAACTGGATGTCCGTGACAGTCGCACGCAACACCCCCGCCACGGTCACGGTGTAGCTGTAGCTTCCATTGGGCGCGTAGAAGAAGAACCCCCCGAGGCTGTCAGTTGTCGGGACATACGCCGCCCCTACAGCGTTTGTCTGGTACACCGTGGCAGGCGATCCACCCGGGAACGATTGAACCGCAATGACAGCGCCGGGAACAGGACGCCCCTGCGAATCTAGAACAACGTCCTGAAACTTTTGCATCTTATGCCTCTGCTACTTCTTTTGCGGGCCTGCCGCGCTTGGGGGTTGCAAGGTCTGCAATCTGCGTCTTGAGCAGCTCAATCTCCGCTTGCAGACGGTCGTTTTCAGCCGCCTGACGGGTAACGACTGAAGAGTCCTTGGCCGACATGAGCCACGCACGGGCCTTGCCCCGCAGTTCCATGTAGCCCATGCCCATCCGCTTGCAGATGTTGTCCGACAGTTCTGCGAGTTGCTCGACAGAGCGAACCTCAAAATACTCCGCTTCTTTGACCTGGCTGCGGTTGATGACCGGCCACATCTTGAGCGGGGTGCCTTCAACCACGTCCTTCAGACCTTCCTTGAACCGGGCGTAATGCTTTGGAAATTGCTCTTTGTGCTGCTGAGTCGCTGGCACCTCGATGATGTTGGTGGAGTCACCAGGCACCATGATTCGCACGAACTCGCGCTGCTCATAAACCGGCCTGCCTTCTTGCTCCGAGCGGAAAGGAATTTCCAGAGCGTCCTCGTAAAACTCAACGTAGAGATTGTTTGCTGGGGAGTTGTCCACAGTTCACCTTTGAAGAAAACGCCCCGGAACCGCCGGGGCATCGGTTTTATGCCGACAGGATGGCGAACCAGTTCGCAGAACCCACGCCGACAAAAAGAGCGCGGCCACCGGCAGCAACGCTGAAACCGCCAGTAGTGACAGTCAGTGCGTTGATTTGTGCGCCGGTAGACGGATAGACCAGCACTGCGTTAGCGCCGGAATTGATGACAACCACGCCAGAGCCTTCTTCGGGTGCCATGAGTCGCACACCAGTAGAAGCAGCGGCAGTCGTTACGCGATTGATCGCGGCAGAGAGTTGGGTAGCGTCGGCGTTCGTCGTGCCTGCGGCAGTGATGGAGTTCACCACATCGCCGCAGACGTTGATAGCCTGTTGCGCCGACAACCCCACACCCATGAGTCGGGTAGGGATTGCCATGATTACACGCCCGCCCGAGAGAACCAGCCGCGATCACCCGACGCCATTGCGACCGCAGGCGACAGGTACGAACCACCGGAAGCCGTAGCAAGGAACGTGGTGGCGTTCACAGTGCAATCGGCATCGCTGGCAGAGATCACGGCGTTAGCCTGTGCGTACACGTAGATGCGCCCGTTAGAGCCGAAAACCTGCGCCCCGAGTTGGGGAGCGTCTTCAGCGCCAGTGTTCGCAGCAATGTCAGCCGCCGTCGTGATGGTGTTGAGATCAACCCCGAGAATCGGGGTGACAGTGAAAGGTGCAGCCATTTTGATTTGCTCCTATGAATGGTTGATTAGCCAGCGTGCAGAACGCCCTGGAACTGAGCGCCCGAGCAGGTCAGGTTGCCCGAGAAGCCGACCAGCTTCACGACTGCATCCTGATTGATTGCCGAACGATCGTCCCCGATTGGCACGAAGTTACGCTCGGCATGCGGACGGAAGAAGATGTACTTCGTGTTCAGGAAATACATCTGGTTGGCCGTCATCGCGCCGCCGATACCGCCGTCGAGAACGACATCAGCAGACTTGCCGGTGCCGTAGTACTTCAGCGCAGAGAAACCAGCGCCCGCCATCTCTTCAGACTCGACACGCTGGATAGCCTGCAGAGACTCCAGATAGAGCCGGTAGTAGTTGTTGTCCGCGACGATCAGGTCAGCGGAGTCAGTGCCGCGAACCAACTGCAAGGCAGTGCGGTTCATGTAGCTCTGAATGTTCGCAGCCGTCGCGGCAGCGCCGCCGTTGGTCACGGCACCGAAGCTGATGTTGCGCCAGAAGGCGAAGTTCAGCCGGTTGATACCGCCATAGGTGCCAGAACCCGGAGCCGTGGACACCGCAGCCGCAAGGCCGGTGATGTCTTTGCCGCCGTTGCCGGTGCCGTTGGAGTAGATGCCAGCGGAGATGCGATCCATCAAGTTGGCCTCGGCGACCATGATGCGGCCCTCGACCAGATCGATGATGCGCTCCTTGCCGCTGTTCTGGAGCATCTCCAGACCCGAGACCGACACGGCAGCAGCGTACTGCTTGATGTCGAACTGAGCCGCAGAGATGGGCGAGTTCGGCGTGATGTCGATTACGTCATAGCCAGAGTACGAACCCGCGTTGCGAGTGCTTGCGTCGAGGTATGCCAGTTCCTGCAGGATGACGTTACCGCCGCTGAAGGTCTTGACGTTGCCGCGCTTCTTGAGACGCAGCAGGAGAGCAGTGTTCTGGGACACGTTGTCAGCCAGAGCGCCGGTACGGGACTGGATACCCGCAGTGATGATGTCACTGAGATTGGCGAAAGATGCCATGATGATTCCTTTGAAGTTTAACCGTTGAATGCAGCCTCAAGGGCTGCGCGAAGGCTTGTCGGAGCACTTGCCGAACCGGAAGCAGGGGAACTGCCACGAACGCTGACCGCTGCGGATTTCGCACGGGCTGCAATGGCTGCTGACTGCGCCTGTTTCAACGCTTCCTGCCGCTGCTGTTCGAGCAGGGCTTGTCGCGTTTGCGGGTTGGCATACACCGCCATATCATAGGCGTCCTTGAGGTCTTTGGCGCGTCCCGCTTGTAAAAGCGCGGCCATGTCCTCTCTGACTGCCTCAAAATGCACAGCATCCTTTGCAAACTGCTGGATTTCGCTGTTGAGCGTTTCCTGCTGCTGCTGTTGCTGTGTCTGCATGAACTGCTGTTGCTGAGACTGAATCTGCGCCAGGCGCTGCTCCAGTTGCAACGTGTAAGGGTCTTTCTGCGGCATGGCCTGCGCCTGCCCCAAGTCAATGCCGTACTCCTGCGCGAGTTGCGACAGGTATGCGGCCTTTTGATCCGGTGCGCTCGTCCGCAAGATGTGATCGGCCTGCAAGAGCTTGCTGACCGCCATGTCAGGCGATACGCCAAGAGACTGAATCGTCTGCATGTACGGCTGAATAGCCCGCTCCATGCTCTTGCCTAAGTCGGCGTGAGTCTTGAACCCTTCGATTCCTTTGTGAAAGTCAGTCTCGCGGCGAAGAATCTCGTCCTGCACATGCGCGGGCAGCTTGTCGAACTCTGCTGCTGCATCCTTTTTCCACGAAGACGGCGGGCGCTTTTCGGGGAGTTGTTCGGCAGGCTTTGCCTCTTCCGGCTTCGGAGCGAACCGCCCTGCCTCATCGCGTGCGCGGGCTTCTGCCGCTGTCTCTACGGGCGCTTCTGACGTTTCAGGCGCTTCCTGCTTGTCTAGGGCCGACTCCAACACCGAGCGCAAATCTTGCGGTTCTTGTTGGGTTTCTTGGGTTGCCAAGTCACCTTCCATGCTCATTCCTTTTGTTTGGACGTAAAAAAAGCACCCGAAGGTGCCCTGCTGCTGCGTCCGGTCAGCCTCAGTCTTTCCAATACCTCATCACCGCCTGCTCTGCGGCTTTCCTGATGCCTGCGCGGTCAATCGGACGGGGTTTGTTCACTTGTTTCTCGTTGCCGATCTCGATCAGCCGGTGCTGCTTCAGGTGTTCACGATGCTGTGAGCGCGAACTGATCCACTCGCCCGTCTGCATGCTCTGATAGCCCTTGATGTCGGGCATGACCATAGGCGCTACGGGTTCGCGTCGGTGGTACTCCTCCTTGGGGATTAGCTCAAGGGTTACGGGGTCTTGTACGTAGACTTTTTTCATGGGTTTACCGGCAGGGGATGGGATTACTTACCGTAGGGAACGCCAGCTAGATCGGCATACCACTGGCCCCACGATTTGATGTCGCAAACGCCAGCAGTGCGCTGTGCGTCGAGCCACCCCATGAACTCCGTCATCTTGTCGAAGCTCCATGTC